CGCCTATCCGCGGCACCTGCGCGCGTGCGGCATTTGCATGAACCAAGCCCGCACCTTTGCCGCCGACCACGAGATCGACTGGAGCCGCTTCGTGAGCGAAGGCGTACCAGCGGCGTATCTCCGCGCGACGGGGGATCATTTCGCGGTGCTGGTGGCCGAGTGCGCCGAGCAGGAGGCCTCCCATGGCTAAGCAGACGATCGGCTACAAGTATTTCATGGGCATCCACATGGGTCTCGGGCGTGGGCCGGTGGATGAGATCGTCGAAATCAGGGTTGGCGACCGCACTGCCTGGACCGGCGCGGTGATCGAGAACACCAGCTTCCAAATCAACGTCCCCGAACTGTTCGGCGGTGAGAAATCCGAAGGCGGCGTACAGGGGAGTCTGTCGGTCCACATGGGCGCGCCCGACCAGCCCCTTCCCTCGTGGGCCGGGCGGCTGGGCGGACTGGTGCCGGCGTTCCGCGGCGTGACCACGTTGTTCTATGACGGACTGATCGCCACCAACAATCCCTATCCGAAGCCCTGGAAGGTGCGCGTGCGGCGCGCCAAGAAGGGCTGGGACCGTCCGGTGTGGTATCCCGAGACCGCGCGCGTTCTACTGGCCGGCGGGGCGATCCACGCAATGAACCCGGCGCATATTCTTTATGAGGCAGCGACCGACCGCGTGTGGGGGCGCGGGGCAGACCCGGCTCGCCTGGATCTGGCAAGTTTCGCCGACGCGGCGGACACGCATTATGCCGAAGGGCTGGGGCTGTGCTTCAAATACAGCCGCAAGGCTCAAGACGTTAAAGCCTTCATGCAGGACGTGGCCGACCACGCAGGCGGCGATCTCTACGTCGACCGGGCGACCGGCCTGCTGACCTACAAGCTGGTGCGCGGCGGCTACGACCGCGAATCACTGCCGCTGTTCACCTACGGCAGCGGTCTCATCGCGATCGACGAGGACAAGACCGGCAGCGAGGACAGTTCGGTCAACGAAGTGGTTGTCCACTATCACGACCCGATCACCGACTCCAAGCGCTCGAAGCGGGTGCAGAACCTCGCCGCCTGGCAGGCCGACGGCAGTGTCATTTCGGTCGAACGCCAATATGCCGGCATCCCGACCGCCGGACTGGCGGTGCAGATCGCCCAGCGCGAACTCGAGGCGTCCGGCTCCGGGCTGCGTCGCTACAAGCTGCGGCTCGACCGGCGCGCATGGCGGCTGGCCCCGGGCATGCCGTTCCGGGTCTCGGCGCCTGATCGCGGGATTGACGACCTGGTGCTGCGCTGTGGCTTGTTCAACGACGGGACGCCAGCCTCGGGCGAGATCAGCGTGACCGCGCTGCAGGACGTGTTCGGACTGCCGGCTCAGAGTTTCATCACTCCCCAGCAACCCGAGTGGACCCCGCCCGATCGCACGCCGCAAGTGGCTGGTGCGCGGCGCGTGATTGAGGAGGACTACCGTTCCCTTGCTCGTCGCCTGTCCGACGCCGATCTGGCGACGGTCGACGGCGCCTCCTGCTCGCTGCTCGCACTGGCCCGCGCACCGACCTCGCTGAGTCTCGACTTCGCGATTGCCAGCAGAGCGGAGGGCGAGGCTGCGGCAGTGGTGCGCGGCACCGGCGACTGGTCGCCCACGGCCACGCTGACCAGTGCGATCGGCCATTACGATACCTCGCTCAGCGTCGAAAACGCCAGCAGCTTGTCCCGCGTGGTGCCCGGCACGGCCGCGGTGATCGGCGCCGAAGGCGGTGCGGGGGAGATCGTGCGCGTCGATGCGATCGACCTGACGCTGGGCACGGTCACAGTGGCGCGTGGCTGCGTCGACACAATCCCGGCGCTGCACCCGGCCGGCACCCGCATCTGGTTCCACGACGATTTCGCCGACAGCGACAACCGCGAATATCTCATCGGCGAGACCGCGCATGTGCAGATGCTCACGCGGACCTCGATCGGCCAGGTCGAGATGGACGTGGCACCCGTCGATACGCTGACCCTCGTCGGGCGTCAGGGGCGGCCTTATCCGGCCGGCGACTGGCGGATCGGCGGTGCCCCCTTCGCCGATGTCGAGGATCTGAGCGGCGACACCGCTCTCACCTGGGCGCACCGCAACCGGCTGCTGCAGGACGACCAACTCGTGCCGCACGCCACGCCCAGCGTTGGCCCCGAGGCGGGCGTGACCTATACGTTGCGCGTCTTCGACGGCGAGACGATGAAGCGCGAGGCCGCCGCACTGGTCGAGCCGACATTCCTCTATACGGGGGCGATGGCCACCGAGGACACCGGCGGCGCTGCCAAGGCGCTGATGTTCGAGCTAGAAACTTGGCGCGGTGCGGACAAAGCGCTGTCCACCTATCGCCATTCGCTGCTGGTGACGCCGCCCGCCGCCTGATCGGGGCGCCGCTCTCAAGATTCCCTTGCGCTTTTCCCTTGCCGCAGCACGCCTCAAGTGCAAGGTCAACTTAAAGGTGAATTAAGGGACTTGCAGCAATGGTCGCCGACATCGCGGAAGACTGGAAGCTGATCCAGCGCTGGGCCGGTGCCACGCCGGTTGACGGCGATCCCGGCCAGATCACGGCCGATGCGATCATTGCCAAGGCGGGCCTATGCCGCAACGCTGCGCCGCCCGTGCGCGACTTGACCTCGGCTATCGTGCTGGAGATCGTCGAACACGAAGGCATCGTCACTGAGGCCTACAAGGACTCGGCCGGCGTGTGGACGTGGGGCGTCGGCGTCACCAACGATTCCGGCCACCGGGTCTATCCGCGTTACAAGGACAAACCACAGACCGTCGCCAAGTGCCTCGAAATCTACCTGTGGCTGCTGCGCGAGGAATATCTGCCGGACGTGCTGCGGGCATTTGGCGACCGGCCACTGGCCGAGCACGAACTGGGCGCCGCGTTGTCGTTCCATTGGAACACCGGAGCGATCACTCGGGCCGAATGGGTCAAACAGGTGTGTGCGGGCGACGACGAGAAGGCCCGCGTATCCATCATGAACTGGCGCTCGCCGCCCGAGATCATCAGCCGGCGCAAGGCCGAGCGCGATCTGTTCTTCAACGGCACTTGGACGAGCGACGGCAAAGTGCCGGTCTATAGGGTGGCCAAGCCCGGCTATCAGCCCCGGGGTGCCCAATTGATCGACGTTCGACCGGAACTGGCGGAGTTGATGACATGAGTCGCCCCACACAACGCTTCATCCTCGCCCTGATGGTGATCCTTATCGGTGCTGCCATCGCGGCCGCGCTCGTCTTCGTCAATATCCCGGGGAACAACGAGGCGATCCTGAACATCGCACTTGGTTTCATCCTTGGCTGGGGCGCTTCGGCTGTCGGGTTCTACTTTGGCAGTTCGGAAGGCAGCTCGCACAAGACCGAACTGCTGAACCGCGGCCCGAGCGGTAGGCCCGGTGATCCCGTCCATACCGAGGAGGAAGCGCCTTGATCGGCCTAATCGCCCCCTTTCTCGTCAAGCGCGGCCTCGCTGCGACGCTGCCGGCTGCCGAGAAATTCGCCAAGATCGCACTCGTTGCTGCGGGCGTGATCGCGCTGATCGTCGGCTTCCTCGTTTGGGATTGGCACGATGACCGGGCGGCAGTCAATGCCGCCGATGCGCAACGCCTGCAGCACGAGGCACAAGCCGTCGCCCAAGCCGAACGACGCGCCGCGGAGGGGGAGGGCGCCCGCATCATAGCCCGCGAACAGGCTTCGGCCGCAGCCCGCACAGAACTGGAGACGATACATGCGCAAGATCCCGCTGCTGCCGCAACTCCCGCTTCTCGCGGCACTCGGGCTGTCGCTCGCCGCCTGCCAACCGGCTCCTGACACCATCCGTTCAACTCCTGACCCGGCGCGCTTCGAGCGCGAGATCGTCACTGCGCCGGCCGGAAACGCCCTGTGCGACGATGATAGCGACGGCATGACCGAAGCCTGTCTGTCGCAGGCCCAGGCCGACCGCCTGTTCAATGACGCGGTCAACGCCCTATGCCGAGCCAACGACAAGCTCGCCTATCTGAGCGACTACTATCTCGGCACCCGCCTCGCCCCGAGCTGCACGGCGCCCGTTGAATGACGTTCGAGGTCATTGCCCTGCTGCTCGCCGCAGCACTGGGAGGCGGCGGGATCAGCGCGGTTATCGTGAAGCTGATCGACCGCGGCGACAAGCGCGAGGCGCTTGCGTTGGATCGAGTTCAGAAACGCGAAGAGCTTGAAATCGTGAATCTGCGCGAGGACGTGAAGCGCGCGCGGGAGGAAATGATGGCGGCCAAGATCGACCTCGCCAAGTGCGAGGAAGGTCACGAGACCACACAACGTCAGGTGGACGAACTGCGCGATCGTGTCCGCGCTGTGGAGATGCGCTCGCCGACGCACCTAGCCCAATGGAGCAAGGATAAAAACAAGCGGATCACCTTCATCAACGACCAGGCCTACATGACGCTGTTCGTACATCTCGGCTGGGCGCGCGACGAGGTGGTCGGCAAGACGTTCGAGGAACTGTTCGGCGAGGAAGCCACCGAGTCGATCGCGGTTATCAACGCACTGGACCGGGCCGCGATCGCCGATCCGCACAAGATCCGCTCGGCGGCGGTGAGGCTTCACCCGTTGCTGCCAATGGTCGTAATCGTCAAGGTCGCCTACATTTCGGGCGACGGCGAGCTGAAATACGAGGGGAGTTGTTTTGTCCCCTCGCCTCCCTTGCTCGATCAGCTCGGCGCGATCCGCGAACAGCAGGCGATCGTCGCCGCCGACCAGATGCTTTCGCTCAAATTGCCGCGCAATCCTGCACTCGACGGGTTGGTGCAGCGGCTCGACTCCTCGAACGAAACGGACGCCTGAATGGCAAATCCCGGCTTGAGTGAAGCGCAATGCCGCGAGGCAGTTGACGCACGCCAGCAACACCCGACCGTGATCGCGGCCGCCCAATCGCTTGGCCTGAATGAGAACACGTTTCGGAATCGCCTACGCCAGGCCGCCCGCATGGGCATCGCACCCGGGCACTTCGAGAACGGCGTGGCACCCGGCTATGCGATGGGCAAGGTCACGGTGCAGCGCGGCGCCGACGGGCAGGTGGAGCGCACATGGGAGCGCCAGTCGCCAGACCAGGTGAAGCAGATCGAGGCGCTGACAGCAGCGATCAACGGCATGGTCGCCGAAGTACCCCGCGCCACGCCGGTCGAACCGCCGAAGGACTCCCTCGCGGATCTGCTGACCCTCTACACCTTCACCGACTATCACGTTGGCATGCTCGCCTGGCACAGGGAAGGCGGGGCCGATTGGGATTGCGGGA